TTTCATGATCTACATCTTGCATTGTATACCATGCACCTGATTGTGCAACTATATCAAATGTTTTCATTACGCCTAGCCATCCGCCCCAATTATCAATTCCACTATCATAATAAATTTCATAATCTATTTTACGATGTGGAGGTCCCATTCGGTTTTTAACTACTTGCACATTTGTTTTGCTTCCTACAATCTGTTCAGCTCCATTTACCTTTGCTTTAATTTGTCCCGTATTTTTAAGACGAAGACGAACCGATGCGTGGAATGGAATTGCTTTACCACCCGATGTTGTCCAAGCATCACCAAATGATACGCCCATTTTGACACGTAATTGATTGGTAAATATCAAACAAATTCGTTCGCGCGCGATCCAATTGGTAACTTTACGCATTGCCTTTGATAAAATAATAGATTTGCTGGTTGCATATCCATCTTTATCATATTCAGCTGACATTTCAATTTTTGTGGATGCACCCATAATTGAGTCTACTACAATTGTAACTAAACGGTCTTTGTCTGATTTGCGTACACCCTCAACAATTGTTTCAATGGTTTCAAATATTTCTTCAATTGTTTCTAATGGAACATACAACATGGTTTTTAAATCAACACCAATTGCTGATAAAAATTCGGAACTAGTAGCCGACTCAGTATCAATATATACAGCCAATCCACCTTTCTTTTGCGTTTCTGCTAAAGTGTGTGCTGCTAATAATGATTTACCAGATGCTTCTAATCCGGTAATTTCAGTAATCCGTCCAACAGGAAATCCACCATATGGACGGTTTGAAATTGCTAAATCGAGCATTGAGCATCCCGATGATATCCATTCTTTAACATTGCTGGGTGAATCATCATCACCATCTAAAAAGAATGCAGTTTTTAATGCCTGCCCTTTAAATTGCTTGTTAATGCTTTCTGCTAGGGTGTTTGCTAAACTGTCTTCCAGTTCTGACTTGCTTTTGCTCTTTGCCATTTGTTACTCCTTAATTAAATAGATCGTTAAATGCTGATGCAACATCCTCTACTTTGCCAGCAATTGGTTTTGCGGTTTTAGTTGGAGTTGCTGGTGCTTCTTCAGAATCAACATCTGCGTCTGCATTTTCAGGATTCATCCATTCTTTAAGAGCTGTTTCTAGTTCTTCATAAGTTGGTTCAGGAAATAAATCTGTAATCTCTGGTTGAGTCATGATTTTTGTTGCAATTTCTTTGTCCTCCGTTGCTGCACTAGTTGCAGGCTTAACACGAATTGTTGTTTTTGGAAAATTTGCACCTTCTGCTGGAGTAAATTCAACATCAATATCACGACCGTTCATCAAGTCTGTAATGTCACCGTAGTCTGGATCCGAAACAATGCTTAATAATTCCGTGTAAATTTGTTTGCCGAATCCCCAAAATTTAACTCCTTCAGATTCTTTACCACGAACAATTACGGGAACATATGTACGCATTTTTGGTTCAATCTTGCGTCCCATTAACCATTCGTCTTTGTCGCCCGTCTTTTTTAGTTTTTCTGCAAACTCTACAATTGGATCTGCATTACCGAATGATATCGGAGATAGCATAGATCTTTTGCTAATGTCATAATGAAAATACAATTCTAAGAACGGATTGTCTTTGCGGTGTATATAAGGAACGATCCTAATACGAGTTTTGCCTGTTTCAGGTTTCCACAAATTTTGTTTTTTGTCATCCTGCTTATTTAGCTGGTTGAGCTTCGCTTTGATAGCGTCTAAATTTAAAGCCATTTTTTGCCTTTTGTTAAGTTGTTAATAATATATTCTGTTTACTTATTAATTATAATTAATAAATGGGTTAATTCAAAGTTAATTGTTAAGTTTTTTTGTTTATTTTTTAATGATATCAAATGTTAAAGTAACGCCGTCTTCATCTCGATATCGATCGATACGGGTTTTCTTAAACAATGGATGTTTTTCCAGTATAACGTTAACAGCTTGGGCAATTTCGTTAAAACGTTCACTTGGATAAATGCTTACAGTTATTTCCATTGTTGCATCATCGTCTTCATATGTTATTTCGTGACCATCATATGCCTTTAAATCAGACTCTAACGATGATAACAATGCTGTAAATTCATTATCAGCCGATCCTTCCGTAGAATCTGGATATCCGTTATTGTTTTGATCTGTATCTTGAGTTATTAAATTGCCTGTTTTAGGATCACGAGGTCCACCAAATGCTAGTTTTTCTATATCTGAAAATTCTTCGCTTAAATTCTTGGTACCGATTCGGCGCATATTTTCTGCAAGTATGTTTTTTAGTTTAATCATAATGTTCCTTATATATAAATATTGTTACCAAACAATTTTCTTGAAGAATATCAAATCAATCACTCGGTATCCGGCTTCGTCTGTAAGTATAAATGAATTTTGGTAAATGCTCCAATCTAGTTGGTATGTTTTGTCTATTACACCGTTATTAACTGCCTTTATAATTTGATTGAGTGCATTAACGGTGTACAGTGTATTGGTTTCTTTTTTGCGATGAATGCTTATTGTATTTTGACCTCTGCGTGTTCCTGCATCAGCATTATATGTGCAATACAAATTATCTCCAGCATCAGCATTTGCAAACACAAATATTCGTTGTTCCGGTATGACGTAGCTTTGTTGTATGTAATCCGCTACAATGTTTAAATCTGATCTATGTGCAAATGTGCAAAGTAATTGTGTTTTCAATTCATGTCCTTATACTTCAAATTCTTCTATTGATGGCGTTATATCTTTTTCTATAATACGTATCTTGCCGGCATCAGTTGCTGCATAGCGGACATCTTGTGTTACGTTTGTACGATCTCTACGGAATATGATAAACGTTACATCGTTGATAATAGTTGCAACTGCTTCTTGCATATCTTTATTTAAATCTAATGGATTTCTAACATATTTTAATCGTCGTAATTCTGTATTAACATATGTTAAATTTTGACTTGTATCTCGTATAGGGCGAATTACAAATGAGTCTCCATTGGCATCACTAATAGGCTCAATTGACATTTCAATTGGAATTGCATTTGGACCTCTTAAAATTACATTGGTATAACCTTTAATTTCAGAACCCAATTTATTTGCTTCTTGATAAAATTGTTCTAAATATTTCTTATCTTTCATCCCTAAATTTCCAGCAAGAATAACATCTCTTCGGCGTTCTAAATAGTAAATTGCATTTAATAATGGTTCTGGCAATAGTTTATCTAAATCAAATTTAGGTGTATCTATACCTCGCAATTGTGATAATCGTTGAAATGTTGTTGTAATTTCATCCCAAAATCGAAATCTTGTTACTGTACCTTTTGTTCCTATACGAATTGATGCATTAGGTTTATCTGGATTACTGTAATCTTTTACTTCATACTTTTTACCATTAACATTTAAATCATATGAGACGGTACCGCCTTGTATATATGAATCTCGAACAAGTGTTGCTAAAAGTATTTCGCCTTTTCCTAAACCAGGTTTATGTAATTGAAATATTTCGCCGTAGATTCCTGATTTAAAATTAAATGAATTTAATAATTCTTCACTAACTTCGGTTTCAGAATATAATAAATTTGCAAATTGTTGTGATTGTTCATTTGATAGATTATTTAAAAATTGTAAAGTTAACATTTCAGCTTCTAACGGTAACAAACTTAAAAATTTTGTTAAATCTTCAACTTTATTAACATCACTTACAGCTTTTAGTAAAAATTGATTTTCTATAGAATCTATTTTGATTGATTCATTAATAGAATTAATAACAGTGCCTTTTGCTCGTTCTACAATTTGCCGAGCTTCAGTGGGTGTTATTTTTGCAGTTTCGATTAAAACATCATATAATACTTCATAATCTTGTGCGCGGGTTGGATACCCGTTAGGTAATCTGTAACTCCATTCTGTTAATATTGAATCAATGGTCATAAAGATATTGTGTTTAATTTATTATAAATATTCCCACACTTCACTTTCGTGGGAAAGTTGCCTTGTTCTAACACATGTTTGATTTGAGGTAGCAACGCTTTTGCTTCAGTTACTGGCACATCAAACAAAATACTGTCATACGTATATAAAATTATAACCGTTTCATAGGTCTTTAATAATGCTTGTACTTGTTGTATTTTTTGAACTGATACTTCTGTTTCGACGGCTTGCAAATAGTAATTAAACAATTTGTTTGCTGTCATATTTTTTACCATATCTTTGGTAATAGGTCGTTTTAATATGGGTGTTTCAATGCGTCCTT